AAAAAAGGGTGACCGAAGCCACCCCTTTAATAAAGAAACTATGAAAACTTAAATCGAGAGAGCAGTCACAACAGAAGCCTGAACTAAATAAGGTGCTTCAGACTCAATAGCACTCAAAGTGAAATTGTAGCCGTAGTTATCACCCATTGCAGTTCCTGTTTCAGCAGTCATAGCTGTGATGTCACAACCGTATTCGTTACCAACAAGCCAGTAAATGTCGTTGTTATCTTGAACAATACAGAATACTCTGTTCTGAGCAAGTAATTTCAACTCGTTACGCTTAGTAGTAGCAAGTTTTCTCAAACGAGCAACTACGTCAGTTTGGTTAAATACAGTTCCGTTTTCAGTGGAAACGTTAGTAGTGGTAGTCATAGAACCCACACCCTTAGGCATCTCGTAAGTGTATACGCTGCCTGAAGCGATGGTGGTAGCAGTAACCTCTCCACCGCTAACGGTAAATCCTGTTGATGCAAAGTCAATCAAATGGATAGCTTTAACGCCACCTACTGAATCTTTGCAATCTAAAGTAAAACCTGCGGTTAAGTTACAAGCCATTTTCTACCTCCTTATGCTAATTTAAACTGAACGATTTGGTCAGGGAATGCAAACTGAACACCATACTTCATAGTAGCACGGAAACGAACTTCGTCTGCGTCAGTTGAGTACCAAAATCTGTATTCTTCTTGTTCGTTTGCAAGGTCAGTACCTATGAATAGGTTAGACAAACGAGCTAAGAACATTCTGTTAGTGCCATTCAATCCACCTACAGCAATCATTTTCACGTTAGTTGCAGGAATCATGATTTCCATTCCTTCGCTATCAGCAGCGTAGTGGAATAAGTTAGATGCTCTTAATGCAGTGCTATACTTTTTGAAAGTATCAATACCTACAAACAAAACCAAGTCAGAAGCGTCAGCGATGTCTGCAGGTACTACGTTGTAGATGTTATCAATCAAATCTTCTACGTTTGCGGTAGTGATTGCAGTTGCAGAAGAAGTGTTACCAGCAACAGTAGAAGCAGAAGCAGCGTCAATCAACTTGATGAAACCGTCAAACTTGTTAGTGTTAGGGTTAGTGTTGGTTGTTGCTGTGTCACCTTGCCACATTGCTACTTCTAACAATTTTGCAATGTTGTTTGCTTTGTCTTGTCCGATTTGCTCCTCAAAAGGAACTGAAGTTGGAGAACCTGCAGCGATTTGAGTCTGCATCCACTTTGCTTCTAAAGTCTTAGGGCACAAAGTCTCTTCAACTTTGATTTTACCTACAGTGATGTTACGCTGAGAGAAAGTAGTGTTACCTGAAGCGGTGTAACCACAACCATCAGTTTGAAAGTAAACGTCAGAAGTAAGGATGTTCAAAGCCTCTGCAGACTTTACACCTACTTGAACTTGACCTGCTGCTTGTAAAATAGAAGCAGTTTTGCTACCAAACAAAGACTTAAGTACTAACTCTGTAGACTGCTCGTTGGTGTAATTTGCTAAGGCTGATACGTTAAATGCCATTTTTTTATTTATTTTTTAGGGTTTGTGCAATTTTCATGATGTTAGCAAACTGCTCTTCTTTCTTAGAAAGTTTTGCAGGTGCTTTTTGTGGTTCTTCAGATGGTAAATCTGCTACTTTTTCAACTAAGTCAACGGTCTTAGAGAAGATGTCTTTCATTGAGTTGAACTCAGCATTCTTAGCCTCAAGTGCTTTCTCTAATTTCTCAACACGAGCAATAGCCTCAGCGAATCGATTTGCCAATTCGTTAAAAGATTCAACGGTTGCAAACTCAGTTGCTGCAACTTCTACTTCTACTTCTTGTTCGATTTCTACGATTTCGGTAACGATACCGCCTTCAGTAGTTACAAGCATACCCCCCTCTACTTGATGTACGGCATCAGGAGCGGGTATTAAGCCTTCGCCAGTTTGTACGAAAATTGCAGTACCTACTGCAAGTTCGCCTTCCCATTCAATGATCGTGCCATCTACTAACGTGGCAGTTTCCATCTTCACCTCTTGTTTCTCTTCTGAGAAACCTAACAAGGTTCTGATTTCTTGGATTACTTCTTTTGAATTCATTTTATATATAATTAGTGGTTTGTTTTTTTTGGCTCAATTTTTACCGTCCCATTGTTCTAACACTCTCTTTAATTTCTTCATCATAGCGTTGGCAATCTTATCTTCTACCGTCTCTTCAAAGTCAAAGAATCCTTCTACAGAGAAACCTTTGAACTCACCCTCTTTTACTCTCTGCCATATAGATTCATCGTTTACTATGTAAGATAAAAACCAACTTCCGTCAGCTACTTCTTCGTAACCTTTTGGAGGCATTATGCCACGCTCTCTGTCAACGATAAATGATTCAAATAGAGAAAGTCCGTTAATGGCTTTGTCGTGATGAATGTTTACTGCGTCGTACTTGTCGCCTCTTGCCCATTTCTTAGCAATTTCAAAAATGGTTTCTTTGTCAAATACAACGTAGTATTCACCTCTCATATCGTCGTATCTGTAAATCGGTAAATCTGCAATCATTGCAGCACCTGAGATAATACGCTTCTCTTCGTTCTGAATCTCAAATCTTGCTTTTCTTGCTTTGCTCAATTCTAACTCTTCAAGTTTGCGTTCGGTCCATCTCAACATCTCTTCACCACCCCATAACAAATAAGAGATAGTTCCACAGGCTTTAGTGTCTGATGGGTTATAATATTCTTTAGCCCTTGACAAATAAGAGTAAGTACGTTTAATTGTTTCAATAGACAGATTCTCGTTTGCCACTAACTGCCTTGCTCTGTTCTTGCCTACCAAAGTTGCACACTCATTTCCTATAGCCTCGTTTAGATTGATTCCTCTCTGTGCGTTTTGACTTGCCGCCTTTGGATAGTCATTGAAGAACTCTTGCTTATTGAAATATTGAAAATCTTTTTCTATTGCAGGGTTAGTCACAAGTGACACGAACTCTACGCCTGTTTCATCTTCAGGATTGATTACTAATTTGTAAACTGGTAAATCCATTCTATTATAATTATTGATTGTTAATTTTTGGCTTTGTTTTATCCACCTAACACGCTCACATTCTGATTAGTCGCTGCTCTTCGTTGTGTTCTTGTGATGTCACCTTCTAACACAAATACTCTTCTCTCTTGTGTCAAAATGTCCTGACCTTGTGGAAGTCTTGTAGTTGGTGCATTAAATGTATTTAGATTGCCTCCTGTACTTGGAACTGAACCTGTTGATGGAGTTGTTGCACCTTGAAACTTTTGATTTCTAATCTGCTGAATTTTAGCAATACCGAAAGCCGCTGCAATACCTGCCTGAACAAATGGATATGCTGGAAAGAAAGCCGTAATGGGTGAATCTTGTGCGGTTTTAAATGCGTTTATTGTACCTTCAACTGCTGAAATAGTTGCAGATGCCAATGCAAGACCTTTTCTAATTTCAAATGCTTTTTTCTGACTCTTTTCTGATTCGTTACCAAATGCAAGTTCAAGTTGAGCAATAGCCTCAAAGATATTTACAAAAGTGTTGTAAGTATCCTGAGCAAATAAGTCGTAGCCCATTTTTAAACGGTCTATACTTGATACTGAATTATCAGTCGCTTGACTTACTATGATAGCATTGGCGTCAACTATTTTTTGTGTTTGCTGAGATATAGTAAAATCAAGGTTTTGTAATTGCTGACCTTGAACACCTTCTAACTCTTTAGCAGACCTTTCACGTTCTTTCTTTAACCATTCCTCGTACTCATTGACAACTTTCTTTTCTTCTTGCTTACCTTGAGAAACTGTTTTGGTAGTTGTTTTTATTTCTTGTTTTTTGATTTCTTCTAAACGCTTAGATAGTTTTAATTGTTCGTTTAGTAATTGTTCGTTTTCAAGTGCCTGTGCTTTTATTTTTTCGTTACGTCTATCAATTTCAGATTGCCTTACTTGATTACCCAGAGCCTCAACACCTCTATAATATTCTTCATTGAATTGTTTTTGACGCTTTAATTCATCCTGACCTGCTTTTAGTCTTGCTTGCGTTGTTCTTAGTGTTTCTTCAACTACTGCTTTTTCACCTTCTAATAAAAGTTTACGTTCATTCCTTAGAGCGGTTAATTGGTCATTATATTTTTTCTGTGCTTCAGTAGCTTGTTCTGATGCTTCCTTTAATCTAAGGAAATTAGCAACCAACGCACCAACTGCAATAACCGCTGCACCAATACCACTTGATATAAGAGCGTTTCTCATTCCTGTAAATGCAGGAATCAAAAAGTTCTTTATGTTAGTAGCAATTCCAATGATCGCACCTTTGAATTCATTAAGGTCTTTTAAGCCTTGTGCTAACACCATAGCACCTTGAACCTTGATTAGTAACTTTTCAAGTTCTTGACTTTCAGTCCCTACAATAGCCATAGCACCTGCAGCAATCTCAAAACCTGCAGCAAGTCCTTGAACTGACCTAAATAGTTGGTCTGCACCTCCTCTATTCGCGTCAATGGCTTGGTCTAATTGTTCAAGTTGACCTTTATATTCACCCGCTCTTCTAATTGCCTCTTTTGTTCGTTCATCGTTTATACCAAATTGCAAGGCTAATTTCTCTGCTTCTCTCTGGGTATTCGCAAACGCATCACCCAAATCTTCATAAACTGTTGCTGCCTGTTGAACGGTTTGTATGCCGTTAACATCTACGTCTATTTTAACTGCTGTTTCTATTGCCATTTTAGTGTCCGTGTGTTATAATCCAATATTGAGTGCCATCTGATACTACTTGATCGTAGCCGTTTTTGGCGTTATCTGTGTGCGAGGTTGCGTCATCTATTAAAATAGAGCCATCACCTGCGTTTATAGTAACTGAGTGATTACTTGCTGTCTTTTTAATTGTGTACATTTTACCGCTATTTGCTGCCGTTGGTGTTGGAAGAGTTACGGTTATTGAACCTGCGTTAGTGTCGCAAAGTATTAGCCAATCTTCTAAAGTAGCCAAATAAGGACTATCAGCGTCTGTAATGCTCGTAACTTTCCCTCCTGACATCCAACTACCTAAGCATGGATAGTTTTCTACATAAAGCCTCTCTGTATAAGGTACATTGTACTCGTTGCATCTGATAGCAGTTACATTCTCGTAGTTGTCAGGAATCACTACACGCTCTGAACTTGTAACTACATTGTGACTACCTCCTATTGCGTTAAGGTTTCCAACTACTACGTTTTCGCCTCCACGACCTGTGTTGTTTCCGACATAAACGCCACGAGTTGAAGAGCCTGTTGAATTGGTCTTGTTTCCAAATGGAATAACTTCAGCTCCGCCACCAGTGTCAACTACATCAGAGAAGCCTAACTGCTTTTTAGTTCTTGAAAAAGGTGGGTAGTATTTAGCAAGTAAAAACTCACACTCATATACGTCGTCAACTAAAGGGTTATAATCGGTAA